CCGGCACCCGCGCTGCTGCTGCCACCACCCCAGCGCAGGCCAGCCATGGCGCGCCGGGCGTGCCCTCCGCGCCTGGTGCGCATTCCGTCCCTTCCCACTCCACCACTTCAGAGGATGAAACCATGAACGTTCGATTCCGCACCCGCCGCCTGCAAGAGCAGGCCGAGGCCTCCACTTCCAGCGGCGGCTCTGGCGGTACCGCCATGACCGTCAACACCGTGGCCAACGGCAACCCGGCCGCCCCTGTCGATCACGCCGCCCGCGGCGCCGAATTCGAGCGCGCCCGCATCACCGAGATCGAGGCCATCTGCCGCAAGTACAACCTGAGCGACGAACTGCGCACCGGCCTGATCCGCAACAACGCCACCGCCGACATGGCCCGCCTGGCCGCGGCCGACGTGGTGATGGAGCGTGCCAAGTCGCAAAGCAACCCGGTGGCCAACTTCGGCGGCAGCCACAACCCTGACCTGAGCACCAAGGAAAAGGCGCGCTACAGCATGATGCGCGCCGTGCGCGCCGCGATGGACGGCAACTGGAAGGAAGCCGGCTTCGAGCTCGAGTGCAGCAACGAGGTGGCCAAGCGCCTGGGCCGCGGCACGCAACACGAGCGCGGCTTCTTCATCCCGACGAACATCCCGTTCGCACAGCGCGCCACGCTAACCGTGGGCACGCCGGGCGCCGGCACCACCGGCGGCACGCTGGTGGCCACCAACCTGCTGGCTGGCGACTTCATCGAGGTGCTGCGCAACCGCGCCCGCGTGATGCAGCTGGGCGCCACGGTGCTCAGCGGCCTGATCGGCGGGGTGGACATCCCGCGCCAGAGCGGCCAGGTCACCACCTACTGGGCGTCGGAAACCGGCAGCGTCACGCAGGCGGACCCCACCTTCGACAAGGTGTCGCTGAACATGAAGACGATCGGCACCTTCAGCCAGATCACCCGCAACATGCTGATGCAGACCACGCCCGACATCGACATGATCGTGCGTGCCGACCTGATGCGCGCGATCGCGCTGGGCGTCGACCTGGCTGCGCTGTCGGGCAGCGGCTCGTCGAACCAGCCGCTGGGCATCGCCAACCAGTCGGGCATCGGCTCGGTGATCGGCGGCACCAACGGCGCCAACATCAGCATCGACAACTACATCGATCTGGAAACGCAAGTCACCGCCGGTAACGCCCCGGAAGAAACGCTGGCCTACCTGGCCAACGCCAAGACGGTGGGCAGCACCAAGAAGCTGAAGTCCACCACCGGCCAGTACCTGTGGACGGGCTCGATGGTGGGCGCCCAGTCGGGCACGCCGGGCGAGATCAACGGCTACCCGGTGGCGCGCACCAACCAGGCGCGCAGCAACCTCACCAAGGGCACCAGCTCGGGCGTGTGCAGCGAGCTGTTCTTCGGCGCCTGGAGCGAGCTGCTGATCGGCGAGTGGGGCGTGGTCGAGATCGTGCCCAACCCCTACGCCACCGCCGTGTTCGCCGGCGGCGGCCTGCTGTTGCGCGTGCTGCAAAGCATCGACATCGCGGTGCGCCACGCCGCCTCGTTCTCGGTGATGAGCGACGCGCTCACGCCGTGATCTGACGGCACCTGACGCCGCATCACCCACCCAAGCGGCCCGGCAATCTCGGGCCGCTTTGTTTGCACCTTTTACTGGAGAGCCTCATGGCCAAGAAATACATCATCCGCACCGGCTTCGTCGTCGAGCTGGCAATCGTTCGCATCGAGCAAGGCAAGGAAGTCAAGAGCATCCGCCGTTACGAGGAAGGTGAAGACATCACCCTCGAAGACGCTGACGCCGCGCTGCACCTGCACAAGCTGGAGTTCGCCTTGCAGAAAGACCGCGAGGCGGCCCTGGCTGCCGAGAAGGCCGCAGCCGATGCCGCCAACCCGGTGCTGGCCAACCAGGCCAACACCGTCAAGCTGCTGGCCGACGCGATCGCGCTGGCCATGCAGGCGGCCGCTGCACCGGCACCTGCCACAGCCTGACCTGGCGCTGCGCATGTTTGCCGACGACGCCGCCACGTTCCTGGCCGACCTGGGTGAACCTGTCACTTGGACGCCCAGCGTGGCGGCGGGCGGCGGCATCGCGCGCAGCGGCTTGATGATCCTCGATCAGCCCGACACCGAGATCCAATCGGGCGACGCCGTGTCGCGCGAGTACGAAGCCACCTTCGCCACCGCTGACTGGCCCGGCCTGCAGCGCGACGAGGTGCTGGTGATCGGCGGCACCGGCGGCGGCGGCAGCTACCGGCTGCGCACCAAGCCCTACCGCAAAGACGACGGCGTGTTTTCCGGCGTCAAGCTGACCAAGGTGTGACCGCATGACCACGCTCGCCCAGTTCCTCGCGCAGCTCGATGTGGTGCTGAAGGCCAACGCGCCAGGCGGCACCAAGGTCGACCGCGACCGCACCGACGCCTACGGCCTGGAAGAGGTGCCCTGCATCAACGTGCTGGCGCACAACGTCGACCGCACGCCGCTGGGCTCGGGTGTTGACGACTGCCAGGTCGAGGTCGAGCTGCGCATGTACGTGCGTGGCGCCGACTGCACGCTGGCCGCCGAGGCGCTGCACGCCACCGTGCACACGCCGCTGATCAACGACACCACCCTGCGCGCCCTGGCCGACAGCATCCAGCTGCCCAGCCAGCAGTTCGAGCGCCAGGCCGCCGACCAGACCTCGCTCATCAAGAGCGCCCGCTACCGCATCACCTACAGCGCAGACCGCGGCGCGCTGTGACCTGACCTTTCACCACAAGGACCCACCCATGAAAACTTACCTGATCAACCCCGGCCACACCTACCGCCGAGGCGACGGCACGCTGGCCACCGCCGGCGACACCATCGATCTCGACCCTGATGTGGCCGCGCAGTTTCCCGGCAGCGTCACGCCTGTCGAGCCGGCCGCTGATGTGGCTGCCGACGCCAACCCAACCCCCACGGAGGCCTGAACCATGAGCAAGCAAAAATTCGGCGTTGGCGTGCTGATCGCCACCACCCGCACTGACGCGCAGGGCAATGCGCTGGCGGTCCCGCAGGCCTACCGCCTGGGCATCCTGCAGGACGTGTCGAGCGACTTCTCGTTCGAGAGCAAGCCGTTGTACGGCGAGAACCAGCTGCCCGTCGACCAGGGCCGCGGCAAGGCCAAGCTGACGTTCACCGCCAAGACGGCCGACATCAACTTCACCGCGCTGGCCGCGCTGCACTTCGGCACCACGCCC